CAGATCCTTCTTCGTCGCCCATGTCGTCGCCGCCCATGTCGTCATCGCCCATGTCGTCTGACCCTTCGTCATCGCCCATGTCATCGCCCATGTCGTCATCTGCTTCACCAAACGCAAAGTTTTCTTCTACTTCTTCTTCATCTTCTTCGTCTTTGGCTTCTTCTACAGACTCTTCATCTTCTTCGTCTTTGGCTTCTTCCATGTCTTCTTCGTCTTCGTCTTTAGCTTCATTGAAGTCTTCAGATAAGATGTTTTCATAGATTTCACGGCTTTTTTCTACTACGATTTGATGAAAGATTTCCTGAGCTTTTTCAGTATCTTCATTTACAAGATGCTCGAGCATCTGCTCGAATTTTGATCGATCAGTCATAAGTTTCTCCTATAAGGTTTGTGAGGCTGTCAAGTATTATTTACTGAAGAACGAAAAAAACAGTGCTATAATGCCTGTTTTTTTAACTTTTTGGAGGCCACGTTGGCATTAATCTGCCTAACTCCTCGTATGTGATGTGTCTAAAATTTGAATAAGGCCATTCTACATTATAATATTTTACATCAACTACTCTATAATATTTAATAGCTTTGTTGTCTCTTATCACTTGTTCGGTTTGTTTTTCCCAATTCCCATGATAAGTGGCAGGGTCTGTACTTTTTCTATAATTGATTGTGTCTGCGTATACATTATTTAATAATCCACTTTGTCCAACATAATCGAATCCAAAAATATAAATCTCACTGGGTTTATGTTTGCTGGCTAAGTCCAAGGCAGTAGGACCACTGCTCCATCCTAAGCTCGGTTGAAAATATCTAAATCCGTGAAAATTTCTATATTTTGCATTAGGATTAGTCCACACTTCGTGGCTTCTTTGATAGCCAGATTTCTCAATTTCCACTATCATTTTTGGATCCACTGCTATAAGATAGTCTGGTTCAAACTCTCTATATAGAGCATTGCACCCGTAGATTTTTCCGTATTTTTTTAGTTCGTGTAGATTTATATTGAGGCGGCTTTTACCGTTGCCTAATACAAAACTTCGCATAAATTATCCTTTCAGATTACTTATGCAGCAGGCGCTGGTTGCTCGGGAGTTTTATACATATCTTCAATAAACTCTAACTCTTTTTCTTGTTCTAAAAGATGAGCTTCTGAAGCTTTTCGTAGTTCGTTAAGTTGGCCAAGAGTTAATCTTGTTTTACGTGTATCATCACGTTTTATCACTGTGCTGTCGTTTTTAGGCATATAGCGCATGTCTGTGGCTATGGCCTTCATATCGTTATCGGCATAGAATAGTTCACGTAATATCATAATAATATTTATACTGCCGGTGCGGCTGGCGCTGCCGCAGCTTCTGGTGCTGGAGGTACTCCGCCGGGTGCTGCTTCAGGAGGTGCTGCGGTATCAGCCATTGCTCCCATATCAGCACTTATACCTGCTGGACTTATACCTGCGCCTCTAAGTTCTGCACTGCTGTCTGTTGGGATAGGTTTGGCTTTGCCATTCTCTTCTGCCCATAGACGTTCATTTTCTGCAATCTCTTCGTCACTTAGACCTAAGAAACGTTTTAGTGCAAAGCGTTTACTGATAGTAGGAATCTGACTTAGTGTTTGATATGTAGGCGCTCTTGCAGTGTCTAATTCACTTTGTCTTGTAGCTGCAAAGTTCTGAGGAGCTTCAAATCTTAAGTCAAACAAACTACTGTCAATGTTGACTCCGCGCTCTTTCAAGTACAGTTTAAACTCTTGATCAAACACTGTAGTCATAAGATTTTGCAATCTCATACAGTAGTTGTTAAATCTTAATTCTTGAATATACGCAGTACCTACACGCCCGTCGTTGTACTGACTTTGACTGTCGTCTGCACCTGTTGGCAAGTAGCTACTTGGGATACGCAGTCCGCGGAATAACTTGTTGGTAAAGTATTTTAAATCGTCAATTTCGCCTAAATTTGTACCGCCGGGCAGTGTTTCTACTTTACTACCTCTACCTTCTGCGGTTTGTGGAAAGAAGTAGTCTTCATTAATTGATAAAGGATTATAGGCTGAGTCAATAACATTAGTACCGCCGCCAACAGCACTAGGTATTCGTCTCTGATGTATTTCATTTTTGACCCTCTCCACAAAGCTCATAGCCAAGTGACTGGGCATATTACCTACATCAATATAGAAAATTCTACGCTCAGGAGCACGTTGGATACGATAGATAATAATAGCATCTTCAAGCAATTCTTTTTGCTTGAATACCTTAAACACTGTCTCTAAGAGTGAATTTCCAAACGGAAAATTGTTGTCTAAACCTTCACTTAAACTGATATGTACTACATGTTTTGCATCAACTGCCAGTTCGTTTTCATTATTTTGAAAACGTGTCCCTGGGCTAATTGGATAAGCACTGGCCTGTCCGCGAGCTGCTGCGCCGCCAGCAACATATGCGGTGCCGCGGTTATTCATATTTGTGGTATTTGGATTAATAGTTGTAACTGTTAAGTTTTGAAAATTAGGATTTAAATCTCTAATAACATACTGCTCGGGCTTTTTACCTTCGCTTTCATTTACAATTACTTTGGTAATCTTGCCTGGATCAATATAATACCACTGCTTGTTTTCAGGATCTCTGATAAAAAAGCAGTCGCCATATTTGAAAACATTACGAACAATTCTAAAAATTCTGGTTTCAAATTGCTGTAACTTACACCATTGTTGCAAGTATTCTCTTAGGATCTGTATCTCACTGTTAGTGGCCTTGGTCTTAAAGAATAAATGAAATGGAGTTTGATTTTCTTTGTTCTTTTGGCTACAAAATTCGCTAAGAATATCTAAGGCAGCATTAACTTCGCTGTCCATGTCCATGGTATCGTACTGAAGATATCGATCGATACGATTTGGTGCACCAGTGTAAACATCAGGTAAGAACGAACTATAATTAGTACGAGCTGGACCTGCACTACGACCTGTACCTGCAATAGGACTAAACGATCCGGACTCTTTACCTACTGTAACAGGTGTAAAATATTTTTTCCAACTCATTGATTATCTCGCGTAAACGTCATTGCTGTTAGATTTGGTAGCTCTGATTTGCTTGTTACCAATATCTTTTTGTACGTCAATTAACTGTGTAACTTTAGTATTTAATTGATTTAAACTGGCAACGACGTCAGATAGACTGGCTTCTTTGCCCGCAGTCGCAGCAGGTTTGGCTGCATCTGGTTTCTTTTCTTCTGCTTTTGGCATAGTAGGGTTAGCAAATATCCCTTTCTTCATTTCTTCTACATTTGTCTGTGCTTTTGATTCTTGTTCTTTCTTTTTAACTTCGTCTGTAGCAGCTATTTCGGCTGATTTGTTTTTCAATCCTCCTGTATTAGTAGGATCAAATATTGAAAATAAACCTTTTGGTAATGTTGCACTTACTGGTTTAGCGTCTTTAGTTTCAGCAGGTTTAACATCTTTTTTATCAAACTGCGATACTTGTCCAGATCTCATAACTTCCGCAGCATTTTTCAAACCTGTTGATGTAGCAGCAGACACTGTAGCATTAATACTAGATCCTAATGAAGCATAATCTAGTACACCTGTACTGGGTGTGGCTTTCATCATACCAGTGTGTGCAGACATTACTATTTTTTCTATATCTTCTGGTCTTGTTACACTTTCCATGCCATGCAACATCACTGGGGTTCCTGCTCCAAAATTTTCAAACATACTGCCAGTTACGCCTAACGATCCAGACGATCTTCCAGGAATTCCTCCTTTTATTTTGTCTATCATAGAATCTCGCCACTCTTTGCTATTAACTGTTGTTGCGATCCCGTCCTTGACTTCTCTTGCGATGCCTGCGGTGGCTTGTATGTATCCGGTAGAACCTTTAAATCCTTTCTCAAATCCCTTTTCTAATTCTCGATTAGTAGTTTGAGAAACAGTCATAGCTGCACCTTTCTCGTCTACTCTGTTAGGTAACAGCCCTCCAAGATTTCCCCTTGCTCTTAACACTGAATCTGCAAATGATCCTAAGGCTTTATTA